AATTAACAACAGATATTGGTGGTGAAGCACAGTTGGCGTATCCAAAATATAATTTAGATTATCTAAGACATTTTGGTGATGCTTTTGCTCAAGAAGCTGGTATTGGTATGAATTCATCAATTTATTCTGCTTCTATACCAATTGTTGAGGAACAGCAAGATTATGATATTCAAACAATTATTCAATCTGCTTCTCTCAATAATTATGACCCAGCTACTGGTGGTACAGTATCTTTTTCTGGTTCATTAGCTGGAAAGAAAATAACTGTGAGAAGATTCTATTATAGAACACCAGCTTCAATGTGGAGATTCTTTGGTTACTATGGTGGTTTAAATGTAATTGGTAATTTGTCTACATATGGTCAATATGCAGACGATAGTACATTTGAAGTTATCCCAGCATGGCATAATAAACTTCAAGCAATGGCTTATGAAACTTCTATTTATACAAGAAACTCTCATTACTCATTTGAGATTATAAACAATAAAGTTAGAATATTTCCAGTACCAAATTCATTTACTCCTCAATACTTTTGGGTTGATTTTAGCGTAGAAGAAGATGGGTGGAAACAATCAAATAACGATGCTGGTACTAATCATGCTGCTAGTATTAATAACATGAACACACTTCCATTTGCCAATATACCATATGAGAATATTAACTCAATAGGTAAGCAATGGATAAGAAGGTTCTGTCTTGCTCTTTGTAAAGAGATACTTGGTCAAGTACGCTCTAAGTTTGCTTCTATTCCAATTCCTGGCGAGACTGTAACTCTAAACGGTACTGCTCTTATTGCCGAAGGTAAAGAACAACAAGATAAACTTAGAGAAGAATTAAAGACAATGTTAGAGAAAATGACTTATAGCAAGTTAACAGAACAAACAGCAAACGATGCTGAAAACTTACAAAAGACAGTCTCTAAAGTTCCACAGAATATATTTGTAGGATAATATGGAAATAGAATTAAAAGAATCACAATTAAAAGAATTACATTTCAATCCGTCCACAATAGAAACAATAGATACTGCTTTCTATGAGTGGGTTAATGAAACCATGAATGTATGGGCGCAAACATCTGAAGGGTGGAAGAAGGTTCCTGTTGTATGGTTATCGGCGGAACGTGCCTTTCAAATGAAAGAAGATAAAGATATACGTGATTCATCTGGTATGGTTAAGCTCCCAATCATTACTATTGAGAGAACATCGATAACCAAAGACCCTGCAAAAACAGGCGCATTTCCAGCCAATATTAGACCAGTAAATGATGAACAAGGTGGGTATTTAACTATCGCTCGCAGAATCAATCAAGAGAAATCAAACAACTTTACTAGAGCAACCGTAGCATCTAAGCGTTTTTCTTTGCGTGACCCAAGATCAATAAAAAAAACTGTTTATCAAACAATATCAGTACCAGTACCAGTACATCTTAATATCACATATTTTTTAAATATTAAATGTGAATTTATACAACAATTAAATCAAGTTGTAACACCTTTCTTTGCTAAAAATGGAAACACAAAACATTTTATATTTCTTTCAAAAGATAAACATAAATTTGAAGCTTTTATAAAAGGTGATTTTGGTACAACTAGTAATTCTAATAATTTAGCAGAAGAAAGAAAACTTTATACTTCTAAGATAGAAATTGAAGTATTAGGTAGAATATTTGGTTCTGATTTGAATCAAGAAAAGCCAAAGATAGTCGTAAGAGAAAATGCTGTAGAAGTTAAAATTGGAAGAGAAAAAACAATACTTAAAGAAGACTAGTCTTTTGAGATAATATAACACTATTTATTTATGATTTTCAAATAATTACTGTACTAGGAGAGTTTTATAATGGCAGCAACAAGATTTAAATTCCTTTCTCCCCGCGTTTTTGTAAACGAAATTGACCAATCACAATTGCCAGGAACACCAATTGGTGTTGGCCCAACTGTCATAGGACGTTTCCAAAAAGGCCCAGCTATGCGTCCAGTACGTATTGGCTCATTAGCCGAATTAACTGATGTATTCGGTCAACCAGTAGCTGGTCGTAAAGGTGGAGATATATGGCGCGAAGGCAATAGTCTTGGCCCAACATATGCTGCTTATGCTGCACAAGCTTGGCTAGCAAGTAATGATTCTATCAATATTGTAAGATTATTAGGTACTCAACACATCAATGTATCAAATGGTGATGCTGGTTCTGCTGGTTGGAAAACAGATAATACAAACCCAGCTACTAATGGTGGTGCTTATGGTCTTTTCTTGGCTCCTTCTGGTGCTGCTGCTACTCCAGTAACTGGCACTCTTGCTGCTATTTGGTATCTTAATGCAGGTTCAATGGCTCTCTCTGGCACAAGAGCAGGTTCAACTGATACTGATACTGTTTCTGGTTCAAACGTTCTCTTACAATCACAAGGCGAGTATGCTGAATTCAAGTCTGTCGTTTATGCTGCTGATGGTACAGAAACAAATATAACATTTAATTTAAACAAAGATTCTTCTAAATACATTAGAAAAGTCTTTAATACAAATCCAGCTTTAACTAATAGTACAATTACCAGAACAGCAAATCAAAAAACCTATTGGCTAGGAGAATCATTTATTCGCTCATATGATGAAATAGTCGGCTCAATATCTTCATCTACTGGTGAGATTTATGGATTTATTGCTCCATTGGCTTCTAGTACAAATTACGGCGCAGTTCACAAAAGACCAATGGCTTCTGCCAAAACTGGTTATGTTATTTCACAAGATTTAACAAGTGATACAGGCTCTTTCTCACCAGTAAACCAAACAAAACTATTCAGAATTTCAGCAATTGATTCTGGTGAATGGGAAAGCAAAAACCTCAAGATTGGAATTGAAGATATCAAAGGACCACGAAACGATTATGAAAGCTATGGTAGCTTCTCTGTAGTTGTTCGTGCCGCTTCTGATAGTGATGGATTACCAAGAATAATTGAAAACTTTTCTGGCCTGAATCTTGACCCAACTTCCACAAACTATATTGGAAAGAGAATAGGCACCAAATATCTTGTTTGGGATGATGTTGAAAAGCGTTACTCAGAATATGGCGATTATGCAAATCAATCACAATATATCTATGTAGAAATTGAACTAGAAGTAGAACAAGGTTATACAGATCCACTTTCTCTACCATTCGGATTTGAAGGTCCGCCAAGATTCAAAGGCTTCACAGTCAATAGCGGTTCTTCTGTACCTTCAAGTACATTCGTTAATCGTTCAGCTTTAAGAGCCACGTCTGTAACTCCATTTTTAGATGTTGATACTTTAGATTTTACAGGTTCTTTCAAGTTCCCAACAGTATCTTTAAGAGTGTCAGCTTCTGATGCTGGTCTTACAAGACCAACAAGAGCTTACTTTGGTTTTGACGTAACCAAGTATGGTGCTAGAACTTTAGTAGATAGAAGCTATCAAGACGTTCTTCGTCCACCACCATCTATGTACGCAAATTACGTTGCATCTGACTCTAACAGAGAAATCTCATTTTACTTTACCCTTGACGACCTTTCTGGCTCTTCAACTGGTGCAGTATATGTCTCTGGTTCTCGCGCTGCTGGTAGTTCAATAACAGCAGTAAGTGCAAGCGTAACTGGTTCAACTGGTGGCTACGCTTCAATATTAGCTGCTGGTTATGACAAATTCTTGATGCCACTTTACGGCGGAAATGATGGTGTTGATATCACAGAAGCAGAACCATTTGGCAATCATCTAATTGCTGGTACTGAGTTGACTAATCACCAACTTTATACTCTTCGCAGAGCAGTAGATGCCGTTGCAGACCCAGAAAGGGTTGTAACTGATATTATTACAATTCCTGGCTGTACAAACGAAAACGTAACCGATCATGTATTGGCAACTTGTGAAACCCGTGGTGATGCACTTGGTATTATTGATTTGCCAAATGTTTATGTACCAGAGACAGAAACAACCGAATCTGCTGCTGACCGTAGTTCTACTACTGTATCTCAAACAGTATTAGATTTCAGAAGCAGAACAATTAATAATAGTTATGGTGCCACATATTATCCTTGGGTACAAATCAGAGACACATATAACTTACAGAACGTATGGATTCCACCTTCAGTAATTGCTCTTGGTGCGCTCTCATATGGTCAAGCAACAAGTGAACTATGGTTTGCACCAGCAGGATTCACAAGAGGCGGATTATCAAGTGGCAATGCTGGATTACCAGTATTGGGTGTATCAAGAAGACTTTCATCTTCTGAGCGCGATTCTCTCTATGAGGTTAACATCAATCCTATCGCACAATTCCCAGCAGAAGGTATTGTAATCTTTGGTCAAAAGACACTTCAAGTTACAGCTTCAGCACTTGACCGAATCAATGTAAGAAGATTGATGATTTTTCTAAAGAGAGAAATTTCAATAATTGCTTCAAGATTACTCTTTGACCAAAACGTATCAGTAACGTGGCAACGCTTCATTGCAGAAGTAAGCCCAATATTATCTAGCGTCAAGGGAAGATTGGGTCTTACCGATTATAAGATTGTTCTTGATGAAACAACTACTACACCAGACTTAATTGATAGAAACATTCTATATGCCAAGATTTTCTTGAAGCCAGCAAGAGCAATAGAATACATTGTAATTGACTTCAATATTACAAGAACTGGTGCATCTTTTGCTGATTAATACTATTTAAGGATATAAGGGAGAAACAAACATGGCATTCTGGAGTGAAGCGCAAGTAGAGCCAAAGAGAAAATTTAAGTTCGTTGTAACTATAACAGGCGATTCTACAAAAAATATTGTTATTCCATCATATGTTATCAAGAAAGCTGATAAACCATCTTTCACAATATCAGAGACAAAGCATTCATTTTTAGGTCATAACTTTTTCTTTCCCGGCAAGCTTGAATGGAAAGAAGTCAGCATTACTTTGGTAGATGCTGCTGGTTATAATGAAAAAGATGAACCAGACCTAGCAGGTACTGCGGACGACGGCATCTCGGACTCCAGCGGCGAGATCCAAACAGACCAAACATTTTCAGTCATGAGATTACTACATGAGTTTGGCTATCAGCACCCGGTCCAAACAGCAGCCGCAATGGCCGGAAGCGGCGTTGTTTCTGGTGGTGCTAAGACCTTTTCAAAATGGGCTGGTACTGCTGCATTAGGTGGAGTCATATTTCAATCACTCGATTCAAATGGTGAAGTCATTGAACAATGGACACTAAAAAATGCTTGGCTTAAAGAAGTAACATTTGGTGATGGTGATTATAGCTCTGACGACGTAGTTGATATTCAATTAAAGATTAGATACGATTGGGCTGAGTTTACGAAGAGTCCTCTTGGCACAACTACTATTTACCCAACCCCATAATTTTAATCAATATATTGGTGTATAATGAGCTTTTATAAACCAGCCTCCTATGCCGCGGAACACGGATCTGGAAGTGAGACGGCCACTAATAGTGATCCAAAATATAAATTTAAATTTTATGTTGAGTTCGGTGAATCTTCAATCATTTCAGATTTGTATAATGCTCGCCAATATCAATATCTAATTAAAAGCGTAACCAAACCAAAGCCTTCTATTGATACAGCCGATAGCTCTAATCAAGAAACAAGAACTTGGTTTGGTAACGTACCAGACCCAACTAAAAGAAACACAGGCACAGTTAGTTGGAGTCCGATAACAATTAAGTTTGTTAATTTTATAAAACGTCAAGAAAAAAAAGGTGCCGGAAAGACAGGCGAGTCGTATGCACCACCAGATGATGAAGAATCGCCAACTTCTAACTCATCAACCAGCCTATATTCAGAGTGGGACTTAGAGCATTTTTTTAGTAGAATGGTAGAAGATATGGATTCTTCTATGTTTGGTGGTTCTGCACCAAAACCACTTGCTTGGTCTACTGATAGACCAGAAAACGCAATTGCTCGATATATCGAAACCTTAGAGGAAG